CTGAAGTTCCGGTACAAACCCATGAGCCAGCCACTGTCAAGGATACGACGCACATCAAAGGCTACCTTGTTCAGCTTGGATGGAGGCCGACACAGTACAAAGAGCGTGATCTAACTTGTGATAGCAAGAAGAATAAGCTGTCTCGTGAGAAGTATGAAGCAGCAGTGGAGCGGTATGTTGAGCAGACGCTGGAATCGCCTTTCTGTAAGGATCGGTGTGACGAGCTAGGCACTACTCCTGCAAAGCTGCGTGAGAAGCTGATTAAGTGGGATAATATCAAGCGGCCTATCAAGGTCTATACGAATCCTACTATCACTGTCGGCATGGAAAAAGAGATTGATCCGGCATTGCTGGAATTGTCCGATGAATTCCCTCATGCTAAACTTGTTTCGGAGTATCTGACTTATGCTCATAGGCGCAATAGTATTCTTGGTGGTGGTGTCGATCCAGACGAAATCGAAGATGACGATGAATGGAGCGGAAAGGGTTTCATGGCAGCCGAGCGTGTTGCCTATGACCATCGCATTCCTACTCCTGCTGATACTTGTGGAGCAGGTACTTCACGGTTTAAGCATCGTCTAGTAGCGAATATTCCTCGTGTTACTTCGCTGTATGGCAAGAACATGCGAGCATTGTTCGGTGTAGACGTTGAGGATGGGTTCATTCAGCTTGGCTACGATTTTGACAGCCTTGAAGCAAAGATCGAAGCACACTACGTCTACAAGTATCCTGGTGGGCCAGAGTATGGTAAATCGCTCACGGCTGAAAAGCCAAACGATTGCCACTCCGTTCTTGCTGCATCCATTAGTGTGCTGCTTGGTAGACCGTTCCCGCGATCTACAGCCAAGAATGTGAAGTACGGATGCTCGTATAACGCTCAGGTTGCACGTATTGCGAAGACCGTAGGCTGTACTCTGGAAGAAGCTGAAATCATCTTCAATGCGTTTTGGGAGCAGGCAGAGCCACTGAAGTTCTTGAAAGAGAATATGCAGAAATATTGGGAAACCAAGGGCATGAAGAAGTTTCTCCTTGGCATTGATGGCAGGAAACTTCCTATCCGTAGCAAGGGCAACGTAATTAACACAGCTTTCCAGTCGGCAGGCGTGATCTGTGCGAAGCGAGCTATGGTGCTGCATGAGCGCAAGCTGAAAGAAGAAGGAATGTTTGTTGACTTCTTCCGAGATGACTGGAAGAATATGGACTTCTGCCAGCAGTTGATTGCATACCATGATGAGTCGCAGCTTGAGGTACGTAAGCGCCTTCTGACTTGGAAGAAATTCGCATCGGAGGCAGAGTGCAAAGCATGGAAGTCTGATGACGGTAAGGTGTGGAGCGATCCGTACCATAACGACAAAGGCTGGTTCCGAGCATATTGCCGAGCCGGGGAACTAGCAACTGAAGCTGTGCGGGAAGCTGGACAGTATTACCGTCTGAATGTAGAATTGTCGGCTGGCTACATGGTCGGTCGTAATTGGGCCGAATGTCATTGATAAATTCTCATTAATGAGAAAGGAGAAGTATGGTCACGGTTTTATGCTACTTAATCATTGTAGTATGCGCTGTACGCATAGGTAGACTTTGGGATTGGAATAGCCAAGGTACAGCGGAAGCTTGGTGTATCATTTGGGATGCAATTCTGGTTGTATTAGCGGTGTACGTACTCTGGTCTAAATGAAAAGAGGCAGACCCACAAAAAAGTATGTGAATTCCTTGCGGAAACCTACTGCATCAGATTATAATCGTCTGGTGCAAACATGTGTGGAAGCGATCATTGAAGGCGAGAATGACATTCTGGTGTCGTTCTCGTACTTGACAACGTTTCCTACAGGGTTTCCGAAAGGGATCACTGCTGGTACATGCGGTGCAGTAGTTACACGGAAGATCAAAGCTCGTAAACTGTTGACTTGGCTCAATACATCAGGCTACACTGAGATTTCTGTGGAAGGTTTGAAGAAGCAGCGGGAAGCATTATCCAAGTTTGAATTCAGTCTGACAGAAAATGTTGAACTCTGGCTTGACGAGCATCAAATCTTCAGCGATAATGATTTCCACACTGAAACAACAAAGGAGGGCAATGAAACTTAGATTTAACAACTTAGTAGAACTTACGATTGCAGATGACGGTACGATGCTAGTTAATGGTAATGTCCCTCAGATTCATGACGTAGGTAATGGGCGCAGCAAGTTGGTGTGCCAGTTCTACCAAAGCAGGAATCCCAAGAAAGTAATAGGTGCAAGGAAGCGCAAGAAGGCGCTATATGCATCACTAAAGAAGTTTGAATTTTCTACGTATTTCATTAAAGGATAAACAACCATGAGCGCCAATCGTAAACGTCAGCAATTCAATGATCGTGTCAACGAGAAGCATGAGCGTAAAGCTCAAAAGGAAGAAGAAACCCGCCTGCTGAAGATGCAGAAGGTCAAGGTAAAGAAGTCTTGGAAGCCGATGTTTGAACCTAACTTGACCGAATACGATTTCGCCGCTCTGGAATCCCGTATTGAAGCGTATTATCCCGATCATATTAAAGGAGAAGTAAATGTCTAAAGATGTAACCAACGTAGTAGCACCTGTGATTGAAGAAACCCCGGCAGCAATTAAAGCAGCAGTGGCTCAGGAAGTTAATAACAATGCCAAGATTCAAATCATCGTAGTGCTTGAGGTTCCAGATTATCATTTTGATGACTCTGCTAAGTTCTTGCGTGAAAAGATTGATGAAGCAGCGGAAGGTTTGATGGGCGCTACTCTGTCGCTTGATATCAAAACGATTAATTAATGATGTATGCCTTAGCGTTTATTGCATCGTTCTGCTTCGTGTTCCTTAAATCATGGCAGCAGCAGAACGTTACACATAAGCAGTACCTGTGGATTCTACCCACTAGCCTGTTAATGGCAACGTGTGAAGTCTATGTGGTATCTACTGTGGCAAAGAATGGTTGGGGCATCTTGGTTCTAGCAATTGGCTCTGGAGCAGGCTTCGGAGCGATGCTGGCAACCTACCTACATAGTAAATTTTTACAAGGAGAGAAATAATGGAATGGATTAATAACACTAAGGGCATACCCCCGTTCGTAGATGCACCGGAAACCAAGATTGACGTTCGCTACCGCGATGGACAAGAACTGAGTAACGTTCCCGGCTTTGAATATTTCACAGGACGCGATACTTCAAGCAGTTTTTGGGAACTGGAAGGTATGAACAACGATATCGTCGCATATCGTCTGCATGAAGACGAAAATGGCTGGATGGACAATCCTGGTTTTCAGGTAGCTAGAGACTTCGATGCCGTTGAAGTGAAGTTCAAGAATGGTGAGGTTGATGTGCATCACAATGCTTGTCGCTGGAACTGGCAACACTTCGGAGGGCCACGGTCTATCACTAAATTCCGTCTGAAGCAAGAGCGCAAGCCTGTTGTAATAGCACCTTCCGCTGTGGATACGCTTCGTGAAGTGGTGGCAGAGAACGACACTTTGAAAGCTCGTGTGGAAGACTTGAAGGCTCAAGTGATGGTGCTGGAAGCTAAACTTTCGTCGGTGAGGGCTGCTGCACAATGAAAGAAATCTTGCTAGGCTTTACCGGCAAGGCAGGTAGCGGAAAGGATACCGCAGCAAACTTCCTGAAGCAGCATTACAATTTCAAGTCTGTAGCATTCGCTGACCCGATTCGTGCAGGTATGCGAGCGATCTGCGGCTTGGAAGATAAACACTTCCAGCATCCTGAAAAGGAAGTAGTGTTGCCTGAGTTCGGCAAGTCTCCGCGTCAAATGATGCAGACGCTTGGTACGGAGTGGGGCAGGGTGAGTGTTAATCAGGATTTGTGGTTGATTCTTGCAGGAAAAAAGGTTGCGGAATATAAAGAAGCTGGCTACAATGTCGTTATCACTGATGTTCGATTTGAGAACGAAGCTGAATGGCTGCGAAGTCAAGGTGGAGTTCTGGTGCATGTAATCCGTCCGAATGCTGGCACTACTCCTCATGGACATGCAAGTGAGGCTGGTGTGAAGCAGGAAGCTAAAGACTTCTTGATTTACAACACTGGCACTCTTGAAGACCTTCGTGATAAAGTAGAGTACGTAGTTTCCACTGTGAAAAATTTCTACTGATGTTCTTTCCTGTGCAACTAAAGCTGCTGCTTGATATGCAGCAGTATTGGCTAGATTTCATGTTTGAAGAATGGCTAATGATGTTTGAACCGAATAACGATATATGGAGGACGCAACATGTCGATGAGTAAATTTGTTGACCATCTGGATTACGCTGCATCGCTGGCGAGCAAAGGGCGGCAGAAGCCTGTGGTGAAGTATGCTCCGATAGGCTTTGCAATTGAGCCGGGATTCCGAGCAACTGTGCGAGTAGTCAGCCATCCCGACCCACTGATTGACGATGGTGAAGTGGTTCACACTTCCACTGTGCAGGCAGTCGATCCGAACACTGGACGATTTGAAACACGTAACACAATTTATGAGCTTCAGTCTTGACGAAACTCAATCCTGGTAGTATAATGCTCACCTCACTGAAACAAGGAGACTAAATGACTCAAGAAGTACAGCAACAGAATAAGCCGTTTGTTGAATATGCAGCATACATCGTTGATGAAGCAGCAACCAAACAGTACGACGCAATTACCGCCTTCACCGGCATCGCAGTAGCTCTCTCAGCAATGATGGTTGACTTCTCTTCCGATGGTGAGGGCAACGTTGACGAAGACATTCTTGAAGAAGTAGTGGAACGATTCGGCGTTGGTCTGGCAGCAGCACTGAAGTTCTCTCGTGAACAACTGAAAACCCAACTGGCAGCAAACTAATTCTCATTAATGAGAAAACTTTAATAAGGAGAAACACTAATGAACATTTTCGGCGTAACCGTTAAAACCTCTGTTGATTCCGTCCTGTCGGCTTTCCGTCAGACCATCTCTGATCTGCAAGAAGTACATACGCACCATATCGACAAGGCAGCACGACACGAGGCAGAAATTGCTGAAGCAACTCAGAACCGTGATGCCTCTGCCGCTGAAGCTACTCGTGCAGCATCGGCAATCCAACAGTTTGAAAAGCTGCTAGGCAACATTTAATCGAATACAGGATGAGCCGCAGCATCCAGTATGTTTCACAAACTCTGACTGCGGAATTACAGACTAGCTCCTATATGAGCGATTTAATGAAAGGAAATACAACATGGCATTTAAACCTAAGTCGAGCGGCAATTCCAATGGTGGCAAGCAATTCGAAGATACCCGTAACTATCCGACTCCTAAAGCTGGTAATCGCAAGGCACGTATCTCTCTGATCGTTGATCTTGGTACTCAGAAACGAGAGGACTTCGAAGATAAAGCCACTGGCGAGAAGAAGCCTCAGAAGCCTGTGCAACAAGTTGTAGTGTTCGCTGATCTGGTCAATGATGTAGTTGATTACGGTGGCTCTATCGGCAAAAAGCAGTACCGTCTGATGCTGAATAAGTCGTTCCAAGGTGTTGTCCAAGGCGTGAACTTCACTACGGTTCCTCCGCGTGATGCAGATGGCAATCTGATCGAAGGCAAGAAGTGGGGCTTCCATCCAGCTAACCTGCTTACCAAACTGGCTAAAGCTGTCGGCAAAGACGAAATCATTGTCGATGATGGTCCGAACGGTCTGAATATCGAAATGCTGCTGGATCAGCCTTTCCTGTGCAATGTGGAAGTCAAGGAAACTGAAGGCAAGAAGAAAGACGCTGATGGTAATCCGATCATCTACAAAAACGTGAACTTCAAGGCTGCAAGCCCTGTTCCGACTGATGAAGATGAAGACGGTAACGAGATTCCAGGCAAGGTAGCTAAACTGACTGAGCCTGCTCGTATCATCACTTTCGACGGTGCAACGAAGGAAGACGTTCAATTCATTCGTAGCAACCTGATTGCGATGATTAAACAAGCAACTGACTATGCTGGTTCGAACATGCAGAAAGCGATTGAAGCCTATGAAGCTGAGAACGGTGGTGCGCAAGAGTCGAAGCCTGCGAAGCAGGAAACCAAGCAAGAGGCAGCTCCTTCGAAACCGAAGGAATCCAACAAGTCTACTAAGGCGAAGCCGCCTGTGCAGGACGATGCAGAGGATGATGTGCCTTTTTAGTAACAATGGAAGCAACCAAGAGTTGCTTTAAATGTGGAGAGGTCAAAAGCCTCTCTGCTTTTTACAAGCATCCGAGAATGGCTGACGGTCATGTAAACAAGTGCAAAGAGTGTAACAAGAGCGACAATGCGGCAAACAGGTTGCGTAATATCGACAGTGTAAGAGAGTATGACAGAGCAAGAGGCAACCGCCTTTCGCCTGAAATGGTTCAACGATACCGAGATAAGAATCCAAAGAAACGTGCAGCGCATGTGAAAGTGGGTAACGCAATACGCGATGGAGTTCTTGTTCCGCAGCCTTGCGAGGTATGCGGAGAACTTCAAGTTCACGCGCATCACACAGATTACGACAGGCAGTTAGACGTTATGTGGTTATGCCCTGTACATCACAAAGCATGGCATAAAGAACATAGCGAAGGTGCTAACGCACATTGAGTTGTAATGGCCCTATCCGCAAGGGTAGGGCTTTTTCATTTGCAAGGAGGTAGTATGTTTGGACAACAAGCAGACCCAACAACACTGATGCGGCAAGCGTCTTGGACTGTTGCGGAGTACATGGAACAGGCGAAAAAGAACATAGACTCGCTATTTGGAACTGGATATGCAAAGGCGCATCCTGAACTCGTTGCAGCATTTATTACTGCGTG